GCCTGCCTTGGTTGGCAGCGGACGTCCCCCTCGAGCAGCTCTCCTACATGGGTAGAGCTCTTCCCGAGGGTGACGCGAGAGTTGCTCGCCGGTCCCTAGGGGCCCACGCTGCAACTCTTCGGACGCCGCATAGGACTCCCCCAGAATTCCTTGCCTGGGCCCGCCGATACGCCGAGAGGTTCGCCCTTCTGCTCCCTGAGCTGAAGGAGTTCCTCCCGTCGTCTCCTTCTGCGTCTGTTGGGCGCAGTCGGAGGCTGGGCGGGACCCGGGAGGACGTCCGTCGTTCTTGGTTGGTCTGGCTCCGGGAAACCGGGCGCCTGACCCCCGAGATTGAGGGCGTCCTGTCCACCATGGACCCGTCGTCTGACGACACCATGGTGGTCCTAAGCAATCTGGGTGCCCAATCGGTGGCGCAGGCCGCCGCAAGCCTTAGCTGCGGCATCCTGTCCCACCGGGTCTGTTGCGTAGCGGAGCGGGGGTGGAAACAACGTATCGTTTCCGCTCCCCCTTCCTACGCTTCGGTCGCTGGGACGGTCCTCAACAAGGCCTTGGTGTCCGGTTTACGTAAAGTAAAGCGGTGCCACCGTTTCCTTGTCGGGGACCGTCGTGGTGCGATCGAGGAGGCTTCCCGGTCCTACCGTGAGGGGGACCAGGTCATCTCCACAGACCTTCAGAACGCCTCCGATCGCTTGCCCCTCGACATTGTCGAGGCGATCGTCGGCGGTCTGATATCGGGCTGGAAGGGCCTCCCACTCGTCTGGGGCCAGGCTCTGAGGACCCTCACGGGTCCCCAGATCCTGACCTACCCTGGTGGCCGCGTGATCAATTCCGAGCGGGGTGTCCTGATGGGGTTGGGGCCGACTTGGCCCATCCTATCTTTGGTGCACCTCGCCTGGGTTGACTACGCGGCCTCCCTCTGTGGGGCTCGCCGGAGCGCTCGTCTCGGCACCGCTATTGGCGGTGACGATTTGATCGCATTCTGGCCGCCCCGCCTCGTGGTCGCTTATCGCGCCACGGTGGAGATGTGCGGTGGGGCCTTCTCGAAAGGGAAGACCTACCTACACACCTCCGGAGGGAACTTCACCGAAATCACCTTTTGGGTGACTCCGGCGAAGGACCGGGCTACCATACGATGGGCGGCGGGCATTCCTTTGAAAGGACTCGTGGGAACCCAACCCGAAAGGGAGGGGCTCGCCTACGAGTCTATCTGTTCAGAGC